ACGCTCTCCGACCTGGTCCCACAAAAGTTTAGTCATGGTACTTCCTTTCTAGAAGTAAATACTGAAATTGTCATGATTGAGATTATCTGCCGTGAAGAACCTGTTGTGGGTACACATAGGCAGAGCGGCGATCTTGTTGGGAATATCACTGTCGGGATTCATATCGATGACAGTCACCTGATACTTTTTTGTATAACGATACGGAATGTTATTAGCGAACCTACTAACCGCAACATCTCGCTTATAAACAATACATGGATACTGCATTTGTACATTGGTTGGAGGTTGGAAATATACATGATCACTTCCTAGAATTCCAATAAGAAGACTATGAAGTTGGAGCCGTTGGCCCATTGTAAACACCTCCCAACCTCAAAAGTAGGCGGGGACTCTGTACATCGACGTTTGAAATCGTCCATCGAGTCCCCGCCCACTTAATGTACTTCATGGCAAAGAAATGTTCATTCGCATATGCGTCGGCAACAATGCTAATCGAGTTACCAACAGAGAGATCGTTATTAATTTTCTCACCCTCCTTAACTTGTAATGTGTTTTTGACAACATCGCCATAATACTCATGCTCGACGATTTTATCTTGCCACACTCCAGGAGCGGTTTCTATACTCTCTCCATACCCGATTTCACCATAAAACTTTGCCATTTTGATACCTTCCTATCAAGGAGTGAAGGTCCAGTCGGTGTCAACATTGTGTGCGAATGCGTATGTAGCCGCCGGGCTAGCAACAACCTCGGTTGGTACCGTGATAGCTGGCTGAGCACCAGTCACAACAACGTTAGCAATCTTGTAGACTACACCGGTAACTGTTGGAATTGTGATAACGTCAGTACCCTCGTTGAAGGTCGGAGCGGTTGGAGTAACCACACCTCCAGCTGTTCCACGCTTGATGACAAGAGCCGACTTAAACTTCGTCAAACAACCAGAAGCACGAGTCTCGATAAGGTACTTGAGCTGGTTGTAGTCGATATCAAAGTCATCAAACATCGAAACGACTCCACCCTTGTCTGCACCAAAGGTATAGTCAACCATGTTAACAATAATTCCAACGATATCAGGAACTGACTCCATGACCTCAACAGGAATAATCTTGTCTACGCGAAGTGCTGCAGCCAACTCAACCTCTGTTGGATAAAGACGACGACCAATTGTGTCTTTCAGCAGAAGAAGATCGGTGAGAACCGTATCCGTTGTGTAGAATGATGGCTTACCAGAGCCTTTATAATTGGTACGTGCACGAAGAATTGCCTCAATGATGTCGTCACCAGTCGCAGCTGCTGCTACTAAAATCTGATGAGCATACAAATCAGCATCGAACGCGATAGGACGAAGACATTCTTCGTTGATCTTGTCATCAGCTTCAGGATCACGACCATCACCGATAAGAGCCGCACGAGCAAGTTCCTCGTCAAGCATTACTCTCATCTCAGCCTTGAGCCAAGTAATTACATCGAGATCTGTGATATCAACGACGTCATCACGATCGAGCTTCTGCTTCTTGTAGACTGTGGTTGGTGTGGTAACACGCTTAAGAAGCTTGATAACCTCTTCTTTCTTGAGTGTCGCCTTGACATAACCTTTGGCTCGAGCTTCATCAGCCGTCAGATCTGCACCAAGTGTCTTGATACGAGAGAATGGCGAGTGCTTAGCACCACCTAAAACCGACTGCACCCACTCCATACGACGACCGATAATATCAGGACTTGTACTGAGAGCCTTGGCATCCGGGAAAAGGAAATCGATATCCTCGATACCGTACTCAACTGCGTGAGAAAGAAATGATGCCTTGAGTGAACCTGTTTGCTGAGCATCATCGACGATTGATTTAATTTGTTCGTGAGTGAGCGTTGGGCGATCCTCTGTTTTGATGCCATTCTGCTCGAAGACGTTATTTCTTGTCATTTCGGTACCTTCCTGGTGATTGAGGTCTCCCTCGCTATTGTCAGACGTAATATCGGATTGCGCTACTGTTGTATCGGAAGCCTCAAGAGCGGCTCCAATCATGAAATGAACAACATCTTTTGTTCATCGGTCAAGCTGTCATATACATCTTGAACAGTTTTATCTTCATCAGAGTTATCAGCGTGCTCTACAGAATTATCGTCGTCAGAATCGATGTCAGATTGTTTCACTGATTCTCCAGACGTACCATCAGCATCTTCAAGAGCAGCTCCAATCATGAAGTGAACGACATCTTTTTGCTCATCAGTAAAGGACTCGTAGACGTCTTTAACCGTCTTACCTCCCTCAGATTTGTCGTCTGTTTTAGCACCACCTTTACCATTTTTTGCTTGCCATTCAGGTGTTCCAAACTTGGGTTCCGCATCAGCTTGACTCAAAACATTCTCCTTGTCATTTGTATCACTACCGTTAACAGCAGCTCCGATCATAAAATGAACAACATCTTTTTGCTCATCAGACAATGTGTCGAATACCTCTTGTACTGTCTTATCATTGTCTGAATTACTCACATGGTCAAGAGGAAGACCAGTATGAATAATAACTTCATCATCAAGTGTCTCAAAGTCACCTTCACCGTGAGCAATAGTAACATTGTCGATGAGAGCTCCAGGATTAGCACCTGACAGGACCAAACTTACCTCCTTGATGAACCCATGAAAGACCTGCTTACTACGCTCAACTAATTGATTAGCGTAGATAGACAATGCCGTAACATCTCCATGTTGAACAAGAGTCTTAGCATTCTTTCCTGCCGATGTATCATTGAAATATCCATAGGCATAGACCCCATCTTTTCGACTCTCAAGCAAAGCATGACCGAGAACATTCCCCGGATCGCTATGCCCATGCTGCCAAACGAGCGGAACTGTCAAACCATTACTGTGTTGAAATGCTTCTGGCATGATGGTCCGACCGTCGGAGCACTTGAGCCCAGCCTTTGTAGCATAGCCACTAAAATCAGCTTCCATTTTGACTGTCTCCTTCCTGGTTAGTGTCAACGGCCTTTGACCGTTTGGTTACTGGTTGACTTCTGTCGAGCCTTCTGAATTGCAGCTTTTAATTCTGCCTTAATCTTAACAATCTTTTCTCTAACTTCATCGATGCTAAGTTTGGCATCAGGATCTTCCTCACGTTTCTCTTTTGCCTTTTTAGCTATCTCTTCTTTATTCTCCTTAGCGTATTTCTCCGAACTTTTCTCTGCTGACTGTTTTTGTTTTGCTGTTAGATCTGACTTTTTGTCCGGATCATTTTTCTTTTCTTCTTTAGCTTTAGCCTTATCAATAAGACCTGTAAGAAGAGTTTCTAATTCGGCAAGACGTGCCTGAAGTTTAGATACACGACCATCAACTGCTTGTTGTCGTTTAACCGATATCAGAACAGGAGCTTTACCATCTTTTTTTGCTGTTTTAACTGCAACAGCAGGAGCATTTTTAACTCTAGCCACTGGAGTTGGTACTTGTGCCGCAGGTTTTCGTCCTTTAAGTTCACGAGTTCTAAGATAATACTCATGAGCCTGCTGAGAGTTATATGGTTCTTCACCATGTATAAGTAATTTAATAAACTCTTCAGGATTAGGCACTCTTATCAACCCCCAAGATCTTTAAATATTCCATCAAGAGTTTGATCAACACTATCGAAAGCATCGTTCATCATCTTGTCTGTTTCATCGTCTGCAGGTGGACTCTCTCCTTCAACTGGTAGAACTTCTGGTTGAGGCATGTTGCTGTTAACAAGTGCATCAGCTTTCGGATCGGTGGAAGGTTTAATTCCGATGACCTGTCTGATTTCATTCGATGAAAGAATCTCATTCCGAGTGAATTTGTCAGCGATCTCTGCAATATCATTAATCGGAACAAGACTAAATGGGTCTCTAAAGAACATAATTGATTGTTTTTGAGAACGCGCAGTCTTTGTTAAGAAGGTACGCTTCATTGCTTCTGTTACAGCTGTCAGAACTGGTTTGATAGTACGATTGTTATAATTCAACATTGCTTTTTCATCAGCCGTACCATCCATAACAGCCTGTGTAATACCAAGTTGACCATAAAGCATAGCTGTAAGATACTCAATCTGTTTAAGAAGATTATTCTCAACTGGTCTATTTAATTGAGTAATTTTCTCTGTACCATCCGTATAAGCAATCCCATACTTACTACTTTTTAGCTGAAACTCAATATCCTTTCCTCGTTGTTCAGCTTGAAGCCTACGTGCTTCCGACTTAATAACATACGGAAGTTGGATTATGAGGTCTAGTTTTCCAGAACTAGATACTTCATCAACAGTATCTAGAAGACTAAGTTTACGAATAAGTCTCTGTAGTGTTGAATTTTGTTCATTCATCACTGAATAAAGCGGATTCTCGACAATCGCCACAATCTTTTTGTCGAGTGTGATCTCTTCACGACGACCTGTTGCTTCATTATAAAGACTGAGTTTAACACGTTTTTGGATACCAAGTAATAATCTCTCCAACACGCATAGTCTCAATGTTGTAACCACCAGATGACTCTGGACTAAGTGATGTATCGACTGGTACAATCGCTATAACACCCTTGTCGAAAAGTGTCATAGCAATATCTTGTCTAAATGCTTGAGCAGCCTGATCTAGATTCGCTTCTAGAGTCAAACAATTGTTAAGACCACTAGG